AGAGCGTTCAAGTTTCTTCATTACGTCACGACGATAAGCAGGATCGTTATCATAACGAGGATCAGACATAGCTTGTACAACTTCAGCCTGACTACGGAATGCAGATCCAGTGCCTGGTGACTTCCCTTGAACAAGATTACCTTCGACACCATTAGATTCTTGGTATCGATAAGCCAGGGCTTCAATGGCAAACCTAGCAGCAGCCGGGTTACCTAGTCCCATAACAGCATCATACATATCAATGTCTTGTTCAGACAAGTTTTGGCTAGCCCAACCCAACAATTCATTGTACTGATTTTCACCACCGACCAGACCTTTAAGGTTGGTTACGTCTTGATCGGTCATAGCTGGACCCTGCTTACCTTCTTGATTAGAACGGTATTGCAAATACATCTCTGCAAGTTGCACGGGATCCGTCTTAGTAAGAGCTTCAACAGTTTCAGGATTAAACTCTGTTTGTGACTCATCCCACAAACGATCCAGAATAGATTCTGTATCATCAGTAGGTGTTTCTTCTACAGCCTCATCTTGATTTGTCTCTTGAGAGCCCAGTTTCTTTTGAAGTTCAAGGTAAGCAGCTTCTAGCTCTTCAGCGTTTTTATATTTACCAGCAAGTCGCTGCTCTTGCTCTTGTTCCATTTGTTCACCGACCTGAAGAGACTCTTGCTCATCAGCATTGAGTTCTCCTGCTGGGGTTTCGTCAGGAATCATGGACATTACTTCAGCCATATTTAACTAGGTGGTTGTTGTTGTTGTTGTTGCATTAGTCCAGGGTTAAGTTCTGGATTTTTAGATGGATCATTGATAGGTGCCTTCATAGCATCTACCTCCATCTGTTGCTGTTGCATTGCCATCTGCTGTTGCATTGCAGCGGCTTGCTCTTGTTGTACTTCTTGCATTGAACGTACAAGGTTAAGTACATCAATACCTTGAGAAGCAGCAAAGCGTTTGATCACTTCATCAGTGTTGATGAACTTACCAATTGCATCAGGTCCAAGAGTGTTAGCAAGTACAGTAAGGAACTGTGTCAAACTATCACGATCTTGTCCCCGACCAAGTGCATTGATGCCAGCAACAATCGTAGGCTTGACAATGTTCTTAGGAAGACGTGGGATTTCACCAGACTTCTGTGCATTATCTAACTTACGATTAAGATACGGAACAAGAAACTCAACAGTCAATAGACTAAACAATCCACCGAGTTGTGACTCAAGTTCCATCTGTGTCATCCTGACTTCTTCAGCAGTAGTGCGCTCAGAATCCCTGACATTAAGAATCAAGAATGCTTCACTTAGTCTACGCTCAAGTACACCTGCCATTTCATAAGCAGTGCGGAAGTCAGCGGTCTTACCAACCTGAATGACACCAACGTCATCAGGACGACCTTGGATGATAGCACCGTTACCAGCATTAGCAAGGGTAGCAGGCTTGGTGGTAGAGCTGGGGCTCACCACAAACACTACCTTAGCAGCTGCTGCGCTGCCTTCAACCAGGGCTTGTGTCAGTGCTTCAAGTGACTTCAGGTCACCAATGAACTGACCGACCCTACCACGTCCATAGTTCTCCCCATCAACAGTGTTGAACCGTAGTGGAATCCATGGGTTAGTTCCTTCAGGTGCTTTACCTTGAGAACCTTTTAGAACATGATCATATACTTCTTGGTGCCAAACAAAACGATTGTTCTCTCGTCTGACATGTGTGTACACATCACATTCATCATCATAGTCACCGTAGTTATCGCTGACCATTTTATCCTTGAGATAATTCTCAGGAAGTTTATCTTCAACTAATTTTTTGTTGATTCGTTCTTTAGTGACGATTTCAATCACGTTGCCGTTGCCATCACGATCGACAACAAAGCGATTCAAAGGATAAACTTTAAGTCCCTTACGACCCATGAATACCAAAGCGTTACCGCCAACAACAAGGTGAAGCAGTGCTTGGTGCACAGCAACACGGTCATCAGTAGCAGCAATGGATTCAAGAATGATTCTTTCGACTTTTGCAAAAGATAAATCAAGTTCAGATTTGATCTGTGGTCCCATCTCTTGACCCAATTGACTTTCGTCAAGTTGTAGTTTAAAGAAGCTGGTTTGAACGGGAAGGAGAGCTAGCATCAACTTGGATGCCAGAGTCACTACACCTTTCGCACCAACGCTTTGGTGAGGAGTCAAGAGATTCTTCATGCCGGAGACATGTTCTTCATGTCCACGAATCAAGTAAGGAAGTGTAAGTTTAGATGCCTGTTCAGCTTCGTTTAAGAACTGGGAACGGTCACTGGATAAAACGTCATATCTAGTTTTAGCAGACATTGTTATTATGCAAAGGAGCTAGCCATTGAAGCCATTGAAGAGCCTTTAGATGGTTTAATGTTAAGACCTTTGATGCGTAGGTTTTCACGCCCAAAAGTACCAGATGTACCAGCTGTAAGAAGTCGATTTTTTTCAGCCGCTGACTGACTAAACCTTACATCAGCTGGATCTTTTTGCCCATAAGCAGCAGCGATTTGCATCTGCCGTGCTTGACGTTCTGCATCCTTTCTAGCTTGCTCTTGCTGCATCTGAAAAATCCGCATACGTTGCGCCATGTCCGCACGTTGTTGATCAATAATAGCTTGATTACCGGTGGCAATAATGTCAAGCTCTTTTTGCTTAAACTCTGCATCTTCGGCACGTTCTGCTGCTCGAGTCGCTTCTCTTTTGTTTTGAGCATAAAGTTGAGCTTCAGGTGAAGTAGAAATGGCTATCACTGCGTCACCTAAACTAGCACCACCAGCTACAGCGTCTCTGAAATGCCTTAATCCTGCTGTATCCAAGGGTCTACCAAGATATGTGCTACCAGCAGCATTCAGGGTTTTTGTATTGTAAGCATCCGCTTCTTTTGATTCTCTGATCGATTTAGCAACATCAGCAAGAGTAGCACCGGCTTGCATTTGACCGCGGAAATAGTCTAAACCACCTTTGTCTGCTGGGCGCCCAAGATACTTTTCGTATAAATTTTCAATTGACATTTAAATTTTCTCCATTTATTTAGTAGACAATTTAGAGATACTAAGTGGACTCTTTAAAGTATCATCCTCTTTCTTTTTATCAGGTCGATACTGATTAATCATCAACTGAATTGCACGGCCCAGATCTTTTTCTTGTACAAGTTTTTGAGCTTGCATGTTAGGATCTGCTTTTTGCTTAGGTGGTGGTGCAGGAGGCTCGTACTTAAAGGTATTTCTGATACCGTAATTAAATGTTTGGTTTGCTTGCGGTTTGATCTGTGCTTGACTTTGTTGTTTTACAAAATCTTTACCAGACATTCCAGCTTGCTGAGCAGCATCAGCAGCCGCCAAGTACTCAGCAAAATTCATTCCCATTTAATTCTCCTCCATGTAATTAACCACCCACTCAACGACACTACGTTGACCGGATCGGTACATGATTTTTTCCATTGTATCTTCAGGTGTAGGGTTAGCGGGTGGAAAGGTTTCTTCTAATTTAGCAAGCATAGCATTAGCTGTCATGCCCCTGACATCTAGAAGATTAAGGTCAGGCATATTGGGGGAGGTTGACATTAGAATGCTCGAAGAAGGCTGGCATTCGTGCTGACCGTGTAGCGGAAAGCTCAGGAGCTTTTCCTTCATACATTAGCCGATCGCTAGAATCCAGCCAAAATTTTTTGTCCAAATATCTATCTTGGGTATTAATACCTAGTGGTTGCATTACCCAATTAATTGTTGCTTTACGGAGTTTATCTAGTGATGGAGAAATCTCCAAGTTAAGTTCACGACAAATCAACGAGTTCGTTGCGACATGAACTTGCTCGTCGCGTGAGATGTCGGCACTAACTGTTCGCATTCCTGCGTCACCACAAAAGCGAAAGAAGGGTAGTAGAACAAAGAAAATTGCACGCTCGGCAACCATTGCTTTGGTGATCGTGTGATCTGGATGCGCAATCCACGCTTTCTGTAGCGCCAACGCTTCCTTTTCAGCTTGTTCGCTAGTCCCGTAAGCATTGGCGATGTAACCCAATGCGAGGTCGTGGTTTTCTTCGTCCCGTACATTTGACAGCAAAAGATCTCTTGCCGCTTCTGGAACATTTTTCTCAAGTGCATCACGGATAAAATCTCCCACAGGCAGTTCCATATGTCTTAATGCAAGAGCACGGAGGATCGTCTCCTCCGAGCCTTCTTTGCAAATACCTGCATCGGTCTGGACTGGTGTCCACTTGCGCTTCCGCGCCATTAGTTTCTGATAAGGGTTCATTCCTGACAATCACATGTAAGTTCTTCATTTAGTAAACTGTTCAGGTAATCATCAACTAATGCTTCATCAAGAGCAGCATACGCATCAGATTTATCCTGAACATCGCCCATTACTTGGAGCGAGTAGTAAAGGGAAGTCTGGGGCGATTCAAGCCACTCTTCGATAAACGCTTCATCATACGTAATCATATCAGACCACGAATTAAAGCTGTAACCGTGAAGAAGTCCAGTTCTATTAAGTAGAGTCATGATGCCATCAGCAACACGTTTGTAAGCTTCCCAGCCTACTTTA